AAAAAACGTACACTGATCCAGAGACTGGGAAGTTTATAAAAGGCAACCCAGGCGGCGGTCGGCCTCCAGGCAAACGCAACTTTGCGACGGACTTAGAAGAGGCCGTGCGCAAGATCGCCCACGCAAAGAAGATAGACATGGAGGACGTTTATATTCAGTTGGGCGTCAAGGGAATAACCCAGGCGTTGCAAGGCGATTTCCGGTTTTGGGATAAAATATATGAGCGATTATATGGCAAAGTTCCACAGGGGCTTGAGCACTCCGGCCCGGACGGTGAACCAATGAAAATCGAATCTATTCAGATAAAACCCTATGAGCCAGACGAAGAAAACAGTTGAGGTCGTGCTGCCGCCCAAAATGGTGCCGGTATTCAACTCGCCGCGCGGTGCCGTGCGATACCGCTGCGCTTATGGGGGGAGGGGGTCCGGCAAGTCTTACAGTTTCGCGCTTATGGCCGCCGCCTTTGGACGGGCCGAACCCTTGAGGATACTCGGAACCCGGGAGTTCCAAGCGTCAATCAAGGAATCGTTTTATGCAGAGGTGCAACGCGTCATTGAGGATACACCGTGGCTGGATGATTTTTATGACATCGGCAAATCCTACATCCGGGGCGCTAACGGGACGGAGTTTATTTTTCGCGGCCTACGCCACAACATCTCAGCCATTCAGAGCATGGCAGATATTGACCTTGCAATAGTCGAGGAGGCCGAAGGCGTGCCGGAGACATCATGGCAAAAGCTAACGCCAACTATCAGGGCACCTCGTTCAGAGATATGGGCGATATGGAATCCACAGGATAGGGACAGCCCTGTCGATAAGCGGTTTTTGCAAAATACGCCCGAAAACGCAATTATACGCAAGTTGAATTATAATGACAACCCGTGGATGCCGAAGGTGCTTGAAGAGGAGCGCCGGCACGATCAGGAGATACTCGACCCGGCCACCTATGCGCACATCTGGGAGGGGGCGTATCTGGAGAACAGTGATGCGCAAATCTTACACGGTAAGGTAAGAGTTGCAGAGTTTGAACCCGGCAAGGATTGGAATGGGCCTTACTATGGCATGGACTTCGGATTTGCACAAGACCCGACGACCTGTAACGAGTGTTGGATTGACGGCGACATTCTTTATGTATCCCGTGAGTCAGGCGAGGTGGGAATGGAGCTCGACGACACCTCCGGTAAGGTCAAAGAGGACATACCTGGCATTGAGAAATATACTATCCGGGCCGATAACGCACGGCCGGAGTCGATCAGCTATTTAAAACGTCATGGCCTCCCGCGCATCAAGGCCTGCGAAAAGTGGAGTGGGAGCGTTGAGGACGGGATTGAGCATCTCAGATCATACAAGGAGATAGTGATCCATCCNCGNTGNCNNGAGACGANAAAAGAAACTCGATTATACAGCTATAAGGTGGACAGCAAGAGCGGGGACATTTTACCTAAAATAGTTGACGCACATAATCACCATATCGACGCTATCCGTTACGCACTCGGGCCGATTATCAAGGGAAGCGAAAAGTCACATAAGGACAGAAACGCACTATCTATTTTAAGCGGGGCAAAAATCTATGATTAAGCAAATATGGGGAAAATTAACAGGTGAAATAAGGAAGAGAATCTATACCTCCGGCACCACGTGCCTTGACGCCTACAGCCTGTCAAGTCAAAAGGTGACGCCGAAGTTGGCAAAGGACTTATACTATAACGACGATGATGATTATAAACTGGCCGCGGGCATGACTAAGCCGGTCATTAACGTGCCGGTCGGTTTCATGGGCGTGCCGACATTTGTATCCGAAGAGGAAAACGCAGCGAATATATTGCAAGAGTTTACCGACGCTAATACCTCAAAGATGCAGCGGACACATAGGAACGCGCTAAGAGACGGCAAGGTTTACGTGTGGGTTACGCGTCAAGACAGGCAGAACGATCCGCTGTATCCCGAAGAGCAGGAGCGACTGCATTACACGATCATCCCGTGCCATCAGGTGACGCAGGTGCAATACGATGCACGCACCGGTGATATAGCACAATTCCAGTTTGAGAAAACACATAGTTGGTATGATAACAGCGGCCGGCAAGAGCGTTGTAGTATTATTCAGACGATAACGCCGGATGAGAAAACGGTAGAAATTGACGGGGGCACGCCGCCGGATATTGATGCAAGCACGGATGCTAACCCGTGGGGCTTCGTGCCTGTTGTTGAGTTTCTTAACGAAATAGAGGACGGGGATCGCACTGGGCGCAGTGACTTTGAAAGCATTGAGCCTTACCTGCGAGCTTATCACGACGTGATGAAATACGCGCTGCAAGGGAGCAAAAACCACAGTACGCCGCGGTTGAAGCTCAAAGTTGATCAGGTGGCTGAATTCTTGCGTTATAACTTCGGTGTTGATGATATTGATCGGTGGGTTCGCGATGGCGGCAAGATCAACCTGGCGGGTAAAGAACTTATTGTGTTTGCCGGTGAAAATGAAGATGCTGAGTATATCGAGGTGTCAAGCGCCACCGGCGATGCTATATCGCTGCTGCACCTTCTATTTTATTTGATATGCGAAACCAGCGAGACACCGGAGTTTGCGTTCGGTGCACGGCTGGGTGCCAACTACGCGAGCGTCAAAGAACAGATGCCGGTGCTTATCCGGCGGGTTGCACGTAAGCGGGAGTTCTTCGAGGAGGCTTGGCAGCGGGTTGCGCGTATGGTTTTGGCGATGGAAACGCAAGGCCGGCAGGTGGCTATAAGTGATTACAGTGTTACTCTCCAGTGGGATAAGATCGATCCGCGCGACAGTAAGGAAATTGCCGAAGAGCTTAAAATTAGTGTTGATGCGATGGCCGACGGGACTGAGGCGGCACTAATAAGCCGTCAGTCGGCGGTGGATTATCTTGCGCGGATAGTAGAAGAGATGGACACGTATAAGTCAGTTGACCCGGAGCGTGCGGGTGAGCGGGAGAAGATTGTGCGTGATATGGCGCTTGCCCGGCGCCTTGAAGACTCGGAGCTTGCGCAAGAGGAGCTTGATAAGATAACCTATTTGCTGGATAATGAATGAACATACTATCTATAGAAAACCGTGTGAAAGACCTCGACATCAACTTCGCCATGTGTGTCGTGCAGCAGGCGATCACGGTATTAAAAACCGCCGGCCGTATCGAAGAGGACGCGAGCGTGCGGATAGGGTACAGCAATGACGACGACATTATCGTGACGCAGATATGGCGAAACGGGAGGCCGCATTACAGGCTTCGCAGCGAGATGAGCGTTGCAAATGTGATAGATGCGGCGGAAGAGATAGTGAGGATTGATACATGAGCCTTTACCCACCAGCAGGCGCGGCAGACGCGCAGATAATGAAGAACATCACCATGATTCGAGGCATGGGCGATAAGGCTTACGTGCGGGACGTGCTTGAAGCGCGCCGAGACTTCCTCAGGTTGAGAGCACGGCATGAGAGGGAGATTGCAGGTGTATATAACAGGGCGGCTGAAAACGTTGCAAAAAGGGCACGTGACGTTGCTAAGAGAGGCAAACTAACAACCCGCAACCTTACAGAGATTGAAAAGAACCTCCGGGCAGAGGCGCAGCGGATAACAGAGATGCAGCGGTCGTTAATGCGGGATGGGTATCGGCGATCGTTTGAATCGGCTGGCAGGCCTTCTGGTAATGCACTGATACGAGGCATCGAGAGCGCAGGTGCATCTGACAAACTTAAAATAGCTAAGATACAGCACGGGTTCGGGCAGATCAACACTGCGGCTGTTGAGGCGTTTTGGAGCCGGACGCGTGACGGTGTGCGGGTATCGGATAGGATATGGCAGATAAACCAGGTGAACGTTCAGGAGACGATGCGAGACATTTTAGAGACTGGCATAGCATCCGGGCGTGATGCTGTGCAGGTTGCCAATGACCTGGAGCGATATGTCAAACGCGGCAGAAGGACGTTATCCAAAGATTATCCAAACATGATGCGCCGGATGGGTAAGCGCATCCCGAAGCGATTAAATTACGAGGCGTTGCGGCTGGTGCGGACTGAGTATACTAAGGCGTTTCAGGAGGGCGTTGTTAGCCGTGGTAAGGTGAATCCTGCTTACGAGGGGGTGAAGTGGCAGCTAAGCGCCGGGCATCCTGAGCCGGATGTATGCACGGATTATTCTGAGGTNGATTTATACGACATGGGGCCGGGTGTTTACAAGAAGGGGTATGAGCCGGCCTTGCCACATCCGAACTGCTTGTGTTACATTATACCTGTCCTGCAGGACCAGCAAGAGTTTGTAGGTGATTTGGAGAGGTGGCTTGACGATCCGGCCAGCGTGCCGCATATTGAAGATTGGTATGAAAACGTTTATCAGGAGTGGCCAGCGGTATGAGCGATTTGCTAATAACTACATTAGTATCAGGCAAAACTTATCTTGATTATATTCCTGTGTATGTGCATTCAATATTAAAAGCATACCCATGCTATGACGTGAAGATGTTGACGCCTGGTGGAGGGGATACCAGCAAGATAGAAGATATTTTGAAAGCCTATGGTTATGACGGATGTTTAAGAAAAGTAAAGTTACCGCGACATTTGTTACACAAACCTCGGTACTTAAGATCGGCGCGTTGGCTTTTGCCCCGTCAGTTTTTTGCGGGTTATAGGTATGCTTATATTGGTGATGTAGACTTTGTAATTTTGAGTGAGCCAACTCCTCTTAGATTGTATCATATCGATCACATGCAAAAGACTGGATTGCCTTATTCAAATGATCGGCGTGATGGAAAGGATAGATTGACTGGATTACATTTTATTGATGTTGAGGGGTGGTATCAGGCTATAGAAGACGAAAGGCAAAGCATACTCGCAGGCTTACCGGATACAGTAGCAACTAAACGAAACGAGACCCTGCTATATGAAATGGTTTGCAATGCCGGGATACCACCAGTGCAAGATGGCTGGCACCGGCGCTGGCATGGCATCCATTTAGGTATAATGAGACGCTCAAAAAGAAAACAAAAGCAGGTTATTAGAGAGTATGTAAACGATGCGATGGCAGCCCAGTATGTTATGATGTATGAGAGCGATAAGAAGTTGAATGCTATATTGAAAGATGTTGGCGGGCATGTCAGGCGTCAGTGCAAGGGGGTTTATGAGATATTGAAAGGTGGGGTATGAGAAAAAAAGGGCAGAAGATGTAAAATATGCTAAAGCACTTGTTTTAGAAAATATGAGAGATAAAGGTTGATCGCCATGAAAACCACGGATAAAATCCTATGTTTAGGTTTCAATAAAACAGGCACCACTTCTCTGCACACGGCTTTTCAAATATTAGGGATTAAATCGGCTCATTATTCATATAATAGAAATAAGGGGCGTTATCTTTTAGATAAAGCCCACCAAGAAAATAAACCCTTGCTTTCTTATATGCCTAAGGTTTCTGCATATTCTGATATGCATTTATATAGTTATTATAAAGATCTACTGGAACAATACCCTGAAGCATATTTTATTCTGAATACTCGTGAGCCAAGGAAAAGATCTGAAAGTTTAATTCAACATAGAAAAGAAAAGAATAAAAAACTCGCTAAAAAGAGGGCTGTGGATAAGAAAAGCCAAAGTAAAGCAGAGAGAACTCAAAAGAGAGTAGAATTAGAAATAAAAGCACACTATAAAGGTGTTAAAAAGTTCATTGTTATGAATTTAAGTAGAGGAGACTACTGTTGGGAGGTTTTATGCCCATTTTTAAACATCCCTAAGATCCCCCAGAGGCCTTTTCCTCACAAAAATAGAGGAGAATATACATTGTCATGAGAGTTAATACTAATGAGAAAAGAGCAGCAGAAAGAGAAGTCGTTGCTTGTATGGCAACAATACC